CCATCAGTTACCTGCAAACCGAACTCCAGCCAGACATCTTCATAGTCCGTTGGTTGGTCTAACACACCATTAATCGAATCATCACCATAAGTGCTTAACGAATTATAGATGCGAAAGACCAAACCACCGAAGCGCGGTACAGGATTTTCGAAGAACGTCAAAAACCAACTTTCAACATCAGCACGCAACTGTGAAGTCACATGCTCAGGATGAGAGCGGTAATAGACGTACCTTTCACCAATAGACATCAAGAAACTATTGAGTTGAACGGTCCAGTCTCCCCCAGAGGGGTTGACAAAAACCGAAAACACATCATTCTTAACCACATGAAGAGAGTGCTTATAGCCTAACGCCAAACAGTAGTTACCGTGGGGATCAACCCCAATTAACCAACTGATGGCATAAATCAGCAAAGCAACAAAATCCCAGTGCTCACCGCTCCAGGATTTGTCCATATGCACTCCATCCACTTCTCGAATACTGTCTAAAGCTGCAGTGATTGCCTTCATACGCAACACCAGCTTATTACAGTCTGCCGACGTCATGTTAATTCCAACCATACACTCAAAGAATGCGGAGTTGGCTTGCACAAACGCCTTCCAAGCAGCTCCTTTCTTCTTCGCCACGAAATTAAGCGCGAACGAATGATTACAGAAAATTCGAGGAATCTTATGCGAGGCTATCACCTCGTCTTTCTGGGTCCACACACACGCAGCGCGCGGAACCTCACCAGATGCGACCATCTTCTCAATCTTATCAACAATCTGCCACAACCTATCATCCATAAAGATGCTGTTGTCTTCATCACGAGCTATAAAATTTCTCTTATTTCTCATAAATGGAGGACCAACAGACGTCTTCATGTTGACCGGATTTATATAGGATCCACTAACTCCTCGGAAAACTTGTTCCTCGCTAAGTTCAGCATAACCTTCAAAGTCCAATTGATCTATTCCAAACAAATAGTCAGCCAAAGCCAACTTCATATGAAACGGATCAGGTTGCGCCAAATTGAGATCAGACAGAGCGTGTGTATAAGGAGACTTCCAAACCTCCCCTTCCATGTGTCCACGAAAGGAGG